AGGATCTACTTTTTTACCAATTTCATTTATTTGCTGTCCTGTATTTTTTGCTAACTTGGATGGTATTTTGCTTAAAATAGATCCGCCAGCAGTAAATATTGCTGACATATCAGACATAAAACCAACAGGATCTTTAGCAACTGTTTTTTTAAAGTTTTCAAAACCACCATATCTATTTACAAGATATGCACCAACTGCTTTAGCAGTTTCTTCATCTGGTTGTTCTCCAGGTATTGCTAACTCGATTACACCCTTGCCTAAACTTAAAAGACTTTTTGCAGTTGTAATTGGATTTAGTATTGGGTAAGTAATGTCCTTACCAAACTGAACAGCAGAAGGACCAAAGTTAGATGCTACTCCTGTAGCAACATCAATTAATCCTAATTCTCTTTGTGATGCTTCTAGTTTAGCTTGATTAATTTTTTTCTGATATTCTTTTTTAATAATTGATTGTTGTTCTTCTTTTGGTAATTCAGAAAAATTCTCTGGAACATCAATTGCTCCGTATTTTGAAAATTTAGGATCGTTAGCTATTATCTGTGGCATAGTCTATTAATTATTTTGTGTGTAACTAAAATCAATATATGAATCTAATAAATCATCTGTATCTTTCGCTGCATCATCTCCAGAAAAATCAAAATTAAAATCATCTGGTGTATAAACTTTATCTAACTGCAAGTCATCAACGCCCAAATCATATCCAGCAAAAACCATCTCTGGTGATAATCCTAGTGGTGAATACAATGTATTTGATCTAGAATTTTTATATGCATCCCAATCTTCAACCAATCTTCTTGCTGTATCTTGTGCTAAATTAACTATTCTTGCTCTCGTCTTACCCGTAAAACCTTCGCCAGTAATTTTATTAACTTCATTTTTTAAATTTTCAAAAGCACCTTGAAAGCTACCAAATGTTCTAACCTCGCCCTCTCTAACCACAGAGTCGTCTAATTGTTTAATAAATTTAATCATTAAACCATAAGAACCGACACCGCCCTCTGATTTTGCAGCATCTAATAATTGTTCAAAATTTTCAACTCCTCTTTTAACAGTATTAAATTGTTTACCTTCTGTTTTGTTAGCATCTATAATATCTTTTCTAATTTCTTCTAATCCAGTTGGTTTGCCAAGTTGTAAAAACTGTATACCTTGATCGTAAAAACCTTCATTAATAAATTGTTCACCTAAGTTTTTATAATAATCTTTATTACTACCAAACTGATCTAAACTTGTGTTTTTAAAAATATTTTGAACCTTTTGTTTTCTTTTTTGCTCTCTGTTTATTAATTCTTGTTTTTCTCTTAGTTGTCGTCTTTGCATTGCTCTACCAGCAATATCTCTTCCACCAAAAGCATCAGATAGGGCAAAAAATAATTCACCTATACCTCTATTTTTTGCAGCTAGTTTATCTAAATCAAATTGTTTTTTTTGTTCTGGTGACAATGATTCATATTGTGCGGAAGTTAATTGTTCGTCTGGATCATTACCAAAACCACCAAGTAAAGTTAAACCTTGTTCAAATTTATTTTTATATAAATCCATTAACTACCTCCAGATGATCCTGGGAATAAGAACCCTAAAGGATTAAAACCGCCCCCATAGGCTGCTCCTAATAAACCAGTTAAACCTTGTAAAACATCACCAGCTCCTGTTGTACCTCTTGATACTTGCCCTTGCATAGATGGAATACCGCTAATGGCTTGTGATAGTAAACCAAACTGTTGGTATGGATATTGTAAGGCACGCTCGAACTCTCCTCTTGCTGCACCCAGAGCTTGTTGCTGTAATGCTCTTTGTTGTGCGCCTGTACCCAATAAACCTTGTAATGCTTGCTGTTGTGCAAGTTCTTGTTGTCCAACTAAACCAGCTTGGAATTGTTGTTGTCTAAGTTGTCTTTCAATATCGGATTCAGCAGCTCTTTGTGCTTGCTCAAATCCAGCCTGTCTTAGTTGTGCTGCAGTTCTAGCTGCTTGTTCGGCAAATGGTCGAGCAGCTTCTGCTTCTAAGATCGCACCTCTTGAACCACCAAATGCGCCTGCACGAATGGCTTGTTCTTGCGCTCTTTGTTGAGCAATGTCTTGTTGTCTTTGTATATCACCAAGAGCAACATCAACTACTTGTTGTTCAAATGGTGATCTGTATGCACCAATATCGGCTTGCAATAATGATGGTACTTGTAATTGTCTTGGTGCGCTTATTTGTGCGCCCATAAATGGTTGCACTTTTTCTATTTGTGGTGCTTGGGCTTGCATTAATTGTTGTCTTTGAGCAAAAGGATCAAATGCTTGCGCCCTACCAAATTGTTGTCTTGTAGCTTCAAATGCTCGTAATTCGTCTGGTGAGAAACCAGCTACTTGTGGGCCTGTATAAGGTATAAATGGTTGTTGTGCCAAACCTCTAGCCTGTTGATAGATGTCTTGATATTGTTGTTGTTGAAACTGTGGTACTGTTGTTTCTACTGTTTGCTTGCCTTTACTCATAAGTCTTTTCTAATTAAATATTCTGGCTCAAAACCTAATCCTTTTAGCTTTCTCAACCAACCTTTACGGCCACCGCCATAAAGTCTTTTTACTTGCGCTCTACGAGCGAAATCTTCTATATATGGTAACATTTCTGCGAGTTCTTCGTACTTACCACCACAGAACAATAAGTTTAAAGCTCTGTATTGTGGGAATACAACAAACTCTGTAATCATGGCTGATTTCTTACCAGGCCATAAATGAAATATTCCTTGTCTTATTTTATCCTCTATGTCGTCTATTGTATAGCCGTCTTGGTGTTTTACGGCTTTCTCAATCCAAGGTTTACAACGTTCCCATTGTATTTCCCATTCTTGTTGCGCTTGGGATTGTCTGTCTAATTTTTTAATCGCCTTTTGCATATTCAACGATGCTTGCTGTAACGTTAATGTTAGCGTGATTGACTTGTATTTTTAATATTTCACCTTCAGTTAAAATTAAACTTCTGCTTAACATTTCTTGCGTTTCATAAGCAGTAATGTTGTGGTTTTTAAAAACATAATGATTGGTTGCACCAGAGGTTATAACAATATCTACATTGGTTTGCTGGTTGCCATCGTCACCTACCAATAAAGATTCCACTATGGCAAAATCAAAATCACCACCAGAAGGTGCTGTATATATGGTTTCTAATGATGCTGTTCCAGATACATCTAGTTTGGCATTGACGGCTCGTTGTATGTATTGTCTTTGTGAGGATAAGTCCATTATCTACGTCCTCTCGCACGAGCGTCTACTCGTATTTGTCCGACTTGGAAATCTTGCGTGGTTGAACCTGTGACTTTCATCTTAACTTGACGTGCGTTGAAGCGTGCATCGGTATAACCATCGTTCTCAAAAGTAAATGAACCAAAGTCTGTTTCAGATCCTAATGGGGTAAATTTACCAGTAAATGAAATGGTAACGCCTGGCAACACATTGGCTTCTTCATCGGGTATGATTTGATTGACTTGAGCAATTCTGTCGCCTTGTCCGATTTCTATTGGTCCAGACTGACAGAATGGCGCTGTACCATTTAAGTTGGGTGATTTAGCTAATGTATTGTTTTCGTGTTCGTAAACAAAACCAGAAGAATCACCAGAGATAGGAAAATCAAATACGCCTTGGTCGATCCAACAACCACGATCTAGTTCACCGATTGACCATACGTTTTGGGCGTAGTTCCATATCACATATTTATTTGGTGTGTATTGTCCTGCACCAGATGGGAAACCCCACCATATTTCATTGAAGTTTGAATTGTGTCCACCCCAGCTTGCAGCTCTACCTTGTAGATTAAGATTATCAAAAACGTAATCATGCACATCGCATTGTATTTCTCTGACTTGTCCATCGTAAATAAAGAATGAGTTTTCTCCCATCCATGCTAGGAAATTACCAGTTGGTACAATCACTCTACGACCAACTGCTTTACAGTTTGTCCCAGCATCAGCAATGGAATAAACAAATGGGCTACCAGCGTAATACATACGACTGATACCTGTATCACTAAAGACAATAACATCTGTGCCAAACTTAACGGCATACAAAGCACGTCCGCCCGTTGGTATTTGTAGATCACCAGCAGTATTACGAGCTAGTGGTGTCCAGTTGGTACGATCTTCTCTGTTGGACCAAGCAATCTTTCTTGGATCGTCACTAGAACCAATGGTTACTAAATGTCTTTCGTTGGTGACTATGATGGCTTGGTTGCCTGTGGGTGCGTTGGTTACGGCAGTAGCAACAGTATCTGGTGTGCCACCTGCTGAATCGGGCGACCATTTGTAAACCTTACCATCGCCAGAAAAACAAAAGACTAAATCCTCTCCCCAGTTATCAAAAGAAAAATGTCCTGTATCAAGCGGTAAGCCAGATTGCGAACGTGCATCACCATAATCTTCTACCCCCCATTGGTACGCACCATAGCCTAAAGGATCGTTAGAAGCGTCATTGACGAAGCCTACAGGGGTAATATCGGTCCAAGTGTTGTCGTATAAGACATAAACTTTTTGTCTTGTGCCGACAGCGAGAACGGGATTACCAGCATTGTCTGAATAAGCGTGCATCCCGATAGGTTCACCATCGAGAGCTGTGGCTCTTAATTTGGACCAGCCACCTATAGGTTTTAGGTAGCCATTTTCAAAACGAACTAAGTTTCCATCAACCCAACGGCCCTTATTGGAATAATTCGTGCCGTTGGTGACAATTCCTGCTGGTGGGGTGATAGAAACTAATGCCATACATTTATTTTACTTCTTTAAGTTTAAAGCGAGTAGATCCACATATTTTTTTACTTTGGCTACCAGCTCATCGTCTTTTGTGCTTGGTGTTAAAGCCGACACAATAGATGCGATGGCAATAACGTGTACTGCTATTTGTACGATACTAATTATTAGATCCATATTTATCTTCCTTAGTTAGCTGCAATATAAGCATTACCAGTAGATACAGCACCTGTATAAGATGACTTATCTCTGCTATCAGCAACCACTTCTTCGTAAGC